CACTCCAACTCAGTCCATGAGCACAACTCGATGAGCCTGTCTCCAAGCCTATAGGCGCTGTAAGCTTCGCCGGCGTACGACAGGTCCACTAGGTGCTGAGTCCCCTGGTCCAGATGGTACATTGTCTTGAGAGCCAGGAGTCTTGGGTTGCGATACGCGCCGTGTGAGGTGACGTAGTATCCGCAGAAGCTGGGCCTGATGGTGTACTCCACCTTGGCTACAGTCAGGAAGTGCTTTCGAATACGAAGCCAGAGAGGTGAGAGGACGAGCCGCCTGTTTGCACTCATGTCGTCACCACCTACGGCCAATGGAACACCCCGAGGCAAGTTGTACATGAGGATGGTTAAGGCCAGGTTATAGTAGGTGTTGAAATCGTAAGTACCTGGCTCGCCCGTGTCTCGCCCCGTCTGCTTGAGTCCGATGACGGAAGAAATGATATGCGTCTTCCAAAACAAGTAGAGCTCGGGCAGAGTGCGGCAATCGCTCATGAATTGATCAAACAAAGCGATGTGCGCCCGATCAAGTCCGAACTGGAACATTAACTTCAGTTCGATTCCCAGGCTGTCACCGCGCTGAGTGGAATCAAAATTCTCCAAGTCGCTTTCGGTGCTCTCCTGATCGACCCAGTGCTCGCGTGCCCACTTGTCAAAATCATCAGCCGTCTTCTCGCAATTACAATACAGCTCAGCAGGGAACTTGTGCATAACCTTGCAGCGGAGGTAACGGACCATCGGCCCAAAGAGCAGAATCACGGAGTCATGGCATGTGGCTAGGCTCTGGCCGGCCTTGGCAGGCTTGCCCAAAGTCTCGAGTTTGGCCTTGAGCTGCGACTTCACGAAGTGGTCAACAAAGTTGAACTTCCAGAACGGATCTCCGCGCTTGGTGTTATTCAACAATGTTTGCTGAGTCTTAGTCGTTAACTTGCGGAACTCAGTTTCGAAAATGCATTGCTCAAACAACTCGAGATCAAGCTTCTCGGGAAACTTTGGGAAGTCTAAGTAGCCAGCCAAGTGATCGAACAAAATCTGG